CACTTAAACGTACAGCCGAATGGTGATGTATATCCATGCTGTATGGCTCCTTACGGGGATACTATCGGAAATACTAAGGACCAAACTCTACAAGAGATTTATAACGGCCCTAAGATGACAGAGATCCGTACACAAATGATGAATGGTGAAAGGCCTGATTTATGTTCAAGATGTTTCTTAATAGAAGATCAAGGATTAAATAGTCCTAGATTTACACACAATTCTTTATTTGATAATAGAGTTAAAGAGGTACTAGACGAAACAAATGAAGAGACTGGACATTCTAATAAATTTAGCTTAAAGTATTGGGACTTTAGATGGTCTAACATATGTAACTTTAAATGTAGAATGTGCGGAGTATACTCAAGTAGTAAGTGGTCAGAAGAAGCAGCAGAACTACACCACGATAATACAGGTAAGGACTGGAATAAAGAAACAACAGGTAAACCTAATCCTAGCGGTATTATAGAGTTTAACTCTAGAAGTAAGGAAGATGTATTTGGGCTTGTAGATCAACACATTATGGATGTGGAAGAGATCTATTTTGCAGGTGGCGAACCACTAGTAATGCAAGAACACTATACTATATTAGAAAAATTAATAGAAGCCGGTAGAACCGATGTTAGGTTAAGATATAATACTAACTTTAGCCATACTAAATTTAAAAAGTGGGACCTATTTGGACTTTGGCAACATTTTATAGATGATCCTAAAGGGCAGATATCTTTATTTGCATCTCTAGATGCAGTAGGTACTTTGGCAGAGGTAATTAGAAGCGGAACAAAATGGAGTTCAGTATACAATAATATTAAAGAATGCAGAAAGAGAGATATAGAAATACATTTTTCTCCTACTGTTAGTCTTTTGAATATGTTTTACATACATGAGTTAATAGATGTAGCAATAGAACTCAATATAGACCCAGATAAAGTAAACGTAAACAACTTATTAACAACACCTGACTTCTACGACGTTAGATTGCTTCCAGATTACTTAAAAAAAGAGTTAATAGATAAGATTACAGATTACAAGGATAATATTGTACCTCCTCATTTTAAATTTGTAGTAGAATACGGATTAAGAAGCTGGAAAGAGTTTATTAACCAACCTTTTACAGGGGATAGAGAGCAAGCAGAAATGCAGCTGTTAAAAAATACAGTTTACCTAGACAATAGTAGAGATGAAGATTTTCTAGAAGTAAACCCTCAGTATCAAAAATGGTTCCAAGAAATACGATCAAAAATTAAAGACCCTCAAAAGTTTTTTACTAAAGTCGGAACTAGAAAGGTAATGAAATACCTACCTTCTAAAAAACAAGCATTGATATAATGATAGCATTGGACAAAAAAGATTGGATATGCACTCAACCGTTTGAGTTTGCTGAGATCTTTGATCATAAAACATATATGTGTTGTCCTAACTGGTTACCTGAAGATTTAGGTAATCCAAATAATATTGCAGAAAACTGGCAATCAGATAAAGCTGAAAAGATTCGTAACAGCATGTTAGATGGATCTTATAGTTACTGTATTGAATCAAGATGCCCAAAGTTAACAGGTTTAAAAGAGGGTAAAACAGAAGGGTTTATACATAGAGATGAGTTCTTAAAGAGAAGAGAAGAGTTTAAAGATAAATTACCAACTAGTTTAAAATTTAATTTTGACCAGAGCTGTAATTTAAAATGCCCCTCATGTAGAACTAATTTTATAAACTACGAAGGTAAAGAAAGAGTACGTACTGAAGAATTGATAAATAATATAGAGACTCAATTAGGAGAAGGATTAAAACATATTGAATGTACAGGATCAGGAGATCCATTCTTTTCTAGAACGTTTAGAAAGTGGATGATGAGGTTTGACCCATCTCTTTACCCTAAATTACATTCTATACATTTACATACTAATGCTACATTGTGGAATAAGTCAAATTGGGAAAGAATGCCTAATATACATTCACTAGTAAAGAGCTGTGAAATATCAGTTGATGCTTGTACTAAAGATACATATGAGAATAAAACTAGATTAGGAGGCAAATGGGACCCTCTTTTAGAAAATTTAAAGTATATTGCTAATATACCCTCTCTTAATACTGTAACTCTGTCTTTTGTAGTACAAGATACAAACTATACAGAGATGGAAGGTTTTTATAACCTAGCAGCTTCTATATTTAGTGGCAAAGGAAAAAATTGGAGTGTATTCTACAATAGAGTAGTAAACTGGGGAACAATGACTGATGAGCAATTTACAATATGTGATGTAGGTAATCCAGACCACCCTAATTATAATGACTTATTGACGATGTACAAAACACTACCTATGGTTAATAATATAAGACATAATTTAACAGTAGTATGAGTTTAAAATGCGTAAATTTAGAAAGCAGCCTTAGAATTGCTACCGATGGTACATTTCATCCTTGCTGTGTTGCTAAAGAATCACAGTTTAGAGATGAGAGTGGGAAACGTATGAATATACAGACTCATACATTTGAAGAAGCTTTCATGTCTCCTACATTGCAGGGACTGAGAAAAGCATTTGAGGAAGGTATAAAGCATCCTATATGTGAAATTTGCTGGAAAGAAGAAGAAATTGGTGAAGATAGTAAACGTATTAGGGATAATGAAAAGGTTGACGGTCAAAATGAAGTTAACAAGCCTTACTTACTTGAAATTAACTTAGGTAACATATGTAACTTAGCATGCAGGATGTGTAACTTAGGAGCAAGCATTAACTGGAAAGCAGACCATAACTTAGCAACTAAAATTGAATTTCCACACTTAGATCCATTTAGTAAAGAAGATCTAAATTATGAAGCAAATAAATACTCAGCTCCATTCCGAGATGAAAGCGCAATATGGAAAGAAATTAGAGATAATTTAAAGTACGTTAAGTTTTTTGACTTATACGGAGGAGAACCAATGTTAATGAAAAAACAATGGGATATACTTAAAAAATCTATTGAAGACGGTCATGCACAATTTCAATATGTACACTTTAATACTAACGGTACCTTATTCAAGCAGGAGTACGTAGATATATTAAAACATTTTCTACATGCAGACATATCATTTAGTATAGATGGAACGGATAAAGGTTTTGACTACGTAAGATACCCCGCTAAATGGCCAAAAACAGAAGCTACAATGGAGAAGTGGTTAGATGCCGCAAAAGAATATAATACCTTTGAATTTAGCATATGTTTTACTCATCAAATTTTTAATATATTAGATTTTAAGAATATTTCGCACTGGTCTGAAGATCATAACATACGAATTTACAAGAACCCACTATTCTACCCTAAATACTTTGATAGCTCTATAATACCAGAAGAAGCTAAAGTTAAAATTGAAAAGATTATTGATAATATGGAAATGAGTGATAAAACAAGAAAAGAATACAGCACTCTTATTAATCATATGAAAAGCCATAAACATAATCCAAAAGAATTTAAAAACTTCTTTAAAATTAATGTTGAATTAGATATAAGACGTAATCAGAGTTTTGAAAAGACATACCCCGAGTTACACAGCATACTCTTTGCTAGTTATAATGAATCAGTACTTATTTAAATTAAAAAAATGGAAAAACAATCAATAATAGTCTTAGAAGAACATATTACAGCAATTAATACAATTGCCGATAGAAAGAGTGCATTTATAAAAGAGTTAGGTGAAATAGAACACCAAAGATTGATTCTCAAAAAAAGAAAAATAAAAGCAATCGAATTCTCTGATCAAACAGAAATTCAAGCACAGCAATTAGGAGCACATCTTGAAGACGTATACGGTAAAGGTAAGATTGATTTAGATACTAGAACTTTTTTACCTTTAACTTAGTTTTTACACCTTTAAGACTCTATTTATTAACGGTACATAATACTGCGAACGTAAATACGGTTTAGGTATAATGACGATATTTATAAGAGTACTCAATAATATAACTTTACAAACATGGCAGAAACATTAATTTCCCCAGGCGTACTTGCAAGAGAAAACGACATTTCTTTTATCGCACCATCCGCTATTGAAGCAGGGGCAGCAATAATCGGACCAGCAGTAAAAGGTCCCGTAGAAATACCTACAAAGGTTACTTCTTACGGACAATACCAGAACATCTTCGGTACTACCTTTACTTCAGGATCTACAAAACAAGAATTTTTAACTTCAATTGCTGTAAAGTCCTACTTTAACCAAGGTGGGAATTCAGTAATCGTAACTAGAGTAGTAAATGGATCATTTACAGCAGCTGATTCTACACCAATTACAGCAGGAGTTGGAGCAGCACCATTTGTACTAAATACTTTAGGAAAAGGTACAATTTATAATTCTTCTGGATCAGCTAACTCAGACGGTTCATTGGTAAATGGATCTCCTGACAATATTAGATTCGAAGTAGTAAACGTAGATAATACATCTGGTACTTTCGGTCTTTTAGTAAGACGTGGAGATGACAATTTAAAAAATAAAATAGTTCTTGAAACATGGAATGATTTATCATTAGATCCTAACTCAGAAGGGTACATTGAATCAGTAATTGGTAATCAATATAAATCTAAAGCTAACGACGGTACACAGTACTATGTCAATACGGTCGGAGAATATGTTAATAAGTCCAACTACATTACAGTAAAACAAGACTCAGTACGACAAACATTAGATTACTTAGGTAACGATGGATTAATTAGAGTAGCAGCTTCTACTGGATCTTTACCAACAGCTCAAATAGGAGCATTTGTAAGTGCAACCGGAGTTAACGTTTCAGCTACACAAGTACAGAATAAGTATTTCGGCGATATAGCCGATGCTGGATCTCAAGGTCTAATAGGATCAGATTATGCAAATGCTATCTCAATTCTAGGAAACCAAGATGAGTATGTATTTAATATTGTATCTGCACCAGGTCTTTTATACGAATTCGGAACACACAAAATACAGTTAGATTCAATTATCTCTTTAGCAGAATCAAGAGGTGATAATATCGCAGTAGTAGATTTACAGAACTACGGAGCAAACGTAACAGATGCTACAGGAACAGCTAAGACAGTTAATTCTTCTTACGCAGCAAGTTACTGGCCTTGGTTACAGACTCAATCAGCTACAGGTAAAAACGAATGGATACCAGCATCAGTTGTTATCCCAGGAGTATATGCCTTTACAGATGGAGCAGCAGCACCATGGTTTGCACCAGCAGGTCTTACTAGAGGAGGATTAGGAAATGTAATCCAAGCAGAAAGAAAATTAACAAGAACACAAAGAGACACATTATATAGTGCTAACGTTAACCCAATCGCTACATTCCCAGGAAGTGGTATATCAGTATTCGGTCAAAAGACTCTTCAAAAGAAGAAATCAGCGTTAGACAGAGTTAATGTTAGAAGATTGCTTATTGAACTTAAAAAATTCTTAGGAGATACAGCTAAAACTTTAGTATTCGAACAGAATACAATAGCAACTAGAAATAGTTTCTTAGCTACAGTAACACCCTTCTTAGAATCAGTTGTTCAGAGACAAGGATTGTATGCATTTAGAGTTGTAATGGATGACAGTAATAATACGTCAGACACTATCGACAGAAATCAATTAATTGGACAAGTATTTATTCAACCAGCTAAAACAGTTGAATTCGTAGTACTAGACTTTACAATTGAACCAACAGGAGCAACTTTCTCAGCATAATTTAAAAGTCGAATATTTATAATAAACAAACAATAAAATGGCAGTACTAGATCCTAACGAAATAATGTTTAAAGCCTTCGAACCGAAGGTACAAAACAGATTTATCATGTATATTGATGCAATTCCATCATTCATGATTAAAAATGTAACAGCTCCTTCTTTTACCGATGAAGAGGTAAAATTAGACCACATGAACTCTTATAGAAAGATAAGAGGGAAAAGAAGCTGGGAAAATATGGACTTGACTCTATATGATCCAATAACACCTTCTGGAGCACAAGCAGTAATGGACTGGGCTCGTTTATCTTACGAATCTGTAACAGGAAGAGCAGGATACTCAGATTTCTACAAAAAAGATTTAACACTTAACATACTAGGCCCTGTAGGGGATGTAGTTAGCGAGTGGGTAATCAAAGGAGCTTTCATAGTTAATATGGCACAAGGTTCTTTCGATTGGGCAACATCTGATGTAGCTGAATTATCAATTACAGTTGCAATGGATTACTGTGTATTGAATTACTAAAATTAAGTTTACTACCATTATATATAAAGAAGCTCTACTAACGTAGGGCTTTTTTTTTGGTTTATAGTTGGTTCTAAAGTTTTTTTTTCTTATATTTATATTTATAACAGTTATAACTAAATAAATTTATGTCACAAACAAACAAATTTCCAAGTGAAATTGTAGAGTTACCATCAAAAGGTTTACTTTATCCTCAAGACTCACCTTTAGCATCCGGAAAGCTAGAGATGAAGTATATGACTGCAAAAGAAGAGGATATTCTTACTAATCAGAACTTTATAGAAAGAGGAGTCGTAATTGATAAATTACTTCAAGCTCTTATTGTAGATAAGAAAGTAGAATACAATACATTATTGATAGGGGATAAAAATGCTCTATTAATTGCAGCACGTATTTTAGGTTACGGTAAAGAGTACGAATTTTCATACGGTAACGGTAAAGAACTTATTGACTTATCACTGCTTAATAATAAGACAGTAGATGAAACTCAGTTCAAAGACGGTAAGAATGAATTCGAATGGACAGCACCAGCTACCGGTACATCAATTAAGTTTAAACTCTTAACTCACGGTGATGAACAAAAAGTTCAAACTGAAGTTAGAGGTCTACAGAAAATCAACAAAGAATCATCAGCTGAATTATCAACTCGTTTAAAGTATATGATATTAGCTGTAGATGGAAGCGAAGAAACTAAAGAAATTAGAGAATTCGTTGATAATCGATTTTTAGCTAGAGATTCAAGAGAGTTTAGAAAACATATAGAAAAGATATCACCAGACGTTGATATGACTTTCTACCCAAAAGACGTAGAGGAGGGCGTGTCGATACCAATCGGCGTTACATTTCTTTGGCCTGACGCAAACATATAGGGTAAACTTCTATAATCAAGTACATGAGATAGTATTTCATGGAAAAGGAGGATACGATTGGGATACTGTTTTTAATATGCCTATATGGCTACGTAAGTTTACATTCCAGAAAATACAAGAGTATTATGAGAAGGAAGCTGAGGCTTCTAACTCTAAAGGAACCAACTCACAATCAATGCCAACAGGACCAAATATTAAAGCACCATCTTATAGTACAAAGGCTTCTAATTAATAGAGGCCTTTACTATTTATAATAAAGCAACCCGCTAAATGGCATCCGAAGAAGAGAAAAACCAAAAGGAGATAAATAAGGCAAAACAGCAAGGCAATGTCTATAGTGATAAAGCTGTGCAAATTGCTGCCTTACTTACTAATGAAAGTAGAACCCTTAATGAAGCATTAAGAGATACTCTTGGTATACGTACTCGTCAAAACGATTTCGATAAAGCCTTACTGAAAGTAGCCAAACAAATCACAGCTTCATCTGAAGCAAATTCCTTAGCTTTAGGACGTTCAGGAGATATAAGTAAAGCAATATATAAAGACGAGTTACTTGTACTTGATGCTAAACGTGAACTTGCAATAGCATCTGCAGATGTTGGTACAATACAACAGGGAATAGCAGAAAAACTTGTAAAAGCTAACAATCATGCATTAGAGACTTCTAAGAAAATAGAAGATAGTTTATTAGCTCAAAAAGACCTTTCCGGAGAAGCACTAGAAAAGAGTAAAGAAGCTATCGCTCAGGATAAAGTTAAACTTGCTAATATCGAAAATGAAGTAGCAAAGAAAAGTCAGCTTCTCGATACAGATGGAGAAAGGTACGCAATAGCTATCCAGCTTGTAGATCAATCACAAAAGAATTTAGCATCTAAAGATAAAGAATTAGATCTTCAAAAATCCATAAACGTTAGTATGGGTTCTACAGGAGCATTAATAAAAAGTGCAAAAGGGATGATGGACCAGTTAGGTATGTCCTCTCTTGGTAATTTCCTTAATGTAGATAAAGCAAACGAAGAACTAAAAGAACAGGTTGACTTAATAGAAAGAGCAGAAGCAGCAGGAGAACCTATGCCCGAAAGGTATAAGGGTATGAACAAAAGCCAGGCTTTACTAAATGCTAAACAATCAGCATATAACAATTTAATACAGGGAGCCGTAAAAGGAGCATTCTCTTTAGAAGCAGTATTAGGTTTTGTATTCAAAAGTATATTAGCTGGGTCAGATCAGATGGCAAGGTTGCAGAGGTCAACAGGTATGACCTATAAAGCAGCTTACCAGTACCAAAATGAATTAAAATCAGCAGCTATA